GATAAATGGAGTATCCAGATTGGCAAGGAACACCTAACTGCAGAAGTGTAGATTCAGAAGAGTTCTTTGTACCAGATGGTAGTTCTACATATAGAGAAGTTAAGATGCTTAAAAAAATCTGCAGCAACTGTGAGGTTAAAAAGCAATGCTTAGACTACTCACTTAAGAACGCAGTCTTTGGGTTTTGGGGTGGTACTACAGAGTATGAACGTAAGTTAATGAGAAACAAACTAAACATTACACCCAAGCCACTATACTTAGGATACCCATGAGCAAACTATCAGACTTCGACCTAGACCTAGCAAGAGGGCAAGAAGGAGAAGGGTTAGTAGAACAACTACTAACAGGTGGTACTACAGTAGAAGTAAAGACAGATTTAAAATGGAAAGATACTGGCAACCTATACATCGAAACAGTTTGCTGGTCGCACAACAATGAGAATTGGTACCTGTCAGGATTGTCCAGTACTAAAGCAAAATACTGGGCTTTCGTGCTGGAGGGGACAACCCTGTTGGTGCCAACGGAGGTACTAAAACAGGTAGTTACGGCAAGGGGAAGAGCCATTACCTGCAACATACCTCCTAACCCTAGTAAGGGTTATCTTATTAAGGTAGAGGACATAATCAACTCTCTGCGTAAATAACAAAAAGACCCCCAGCGCTGGTAGAAATACCAGTTCTGGGGGCTTCTTGTCTCTATGGGGCTGCTAGGCCCCTTAAATAGGTACTACTTTGAACCGCGACCAAACTCTGGGGCAGAGTTATCTAGCCACTTGAGTAACCAGTTCTGGGGGCTTCTTGTCTCTATGGGGCTGCTAGGCCCCTTAAATAGGTACTACTTTGAACCGCGACCAAACTCTGGGGCAGAGTTATCTAGCCACTTGAGTAATGGACCAGCAAAGCCAGCCACTGCTGCCATTGCTAAGGTCTTAGGGTCTGACTCACCTGCAAGGAATAGTGCTACAGCAGATGCTGCTGCTGCACGAAACCATGTGAGTGCGAGTTGCTTGAATTGTTCCATCATTTCCTCCTAGGGGATTAGGATTTTGTACTGTGCAATTTGCAGCAAGTACAAACTTGTTTTGTATATGCTTTCTTAGCAGGTACTGGCGTTACCTTTGAGATAACTTGGTTAATAATCTTAGGTTGATTCATCCACCAAAACCACGGAGAAGTATCGGCACAAAGAGCGGACTCAATAGAAATATGTAGATGCTTATTATGAGGATTAGACCCAGTGTACTGTCTGTTTCCTTGCTTAGCCTTTTCTTTAGACCATATCTTGCCTTGAAAGATAAGATACTTAACTCGCTTATCTTCTTTAAGGTGTTCAAAAATTTTAACACAATCAATTCCATTCTTTGGGTCATGCGTTAAGTCAACTGCAAGACCAGTGTTATGGTCGCTGACTGGACTCTGTTTCAGATGAGCGTTCGACGGCAGAAGTCCATCGGATGCTTTCATACGCAATGGCGCTATCGCTGTGGCTTGTCGAAGGACAGCAATAGCGGCAGGTGTGGCTTTCTTGACAACAGACTTCATCGTTGTTCATCTCTCCCCTTTTGAATTAAAATTTGATACAAGATTTCTACTTTTTCTTCTAGTCTAATGACTGAATCTTTAAGACTTGTGCCTGAGTTTGGCTTAAGTTCATAAAGATAATGCTTAACTAACCACCGAACAGAGGTAGCAAAAGCAGCAACAAGAGTACAAACAGAGATGGCTAGACCTAGCCATTGGGCAGCAGACATTACACAGTCCTAATCGTGATATCAATGATGCCACCATAACCATTAAAGCCACGGTCTGGTGGTGTCAGTCGGGTAAATGAGATTTGTTCAATGACAGCCTGCCGTGATTCACCTGTAGTCAGGTCTTGCCATGTGATAACGTCACCATTTTCTTCAATAGATTCTAATGTTTGAATCCTATCGAAGGCACGACCATCATATCCAAGTTGTACATTGTATCTGTCTGTCTCCACGTCATAACAGTAAACGGGAAATTTCATTACTCGCTGGCGAGGGGTAGCAATAGTTGCCTTTGCCTGATAGCCCTTCATGATAGGGCCTTTTGAAGCAGTAGTTCCATCACGATACAAAATAAACTTGTATGCTAAAAACTCTTGTGCTTCCTGTGGATTAGATGTAGTTACTTCAACTGGCGGAACAGATGCGTCGTATGCTACGACATCATATTCTGTGCCGTTTGCCGTAACTGTTTCTAGTGTCATTGAACCATACTGAAAATCTCCACGTGCTACAAGACGCTTAAAGTTTTTAGGCTCAAGAGTGTTGTATCTAATGTAACCTGTGGTTAGATAACCACTTGGCATTAACTCTGATTCATCTTCATAGTACACATAGCCAACTGTAGAACTTGTGGCTGTGGTACAAAACATTAGTTGGTCTGTGCCATTAGCAAATGCACAGCCAGTAGTTTGATGTCCAGTTACTCCACTAAAATATAAATCGTTTGCGTATGCAAAACGCAATGGTTCAATTTCAAGGCTTAAGTCAATACGAATAACACCTGGTTCATCAGCCACACCAGTAGCGCACCATACATAATGGTCACGACTAGCAAAGTCATAGCATGGTTGAGTAGTTTCCACAATAAGTGGACCATAAGATAGTGAACCATCTTGGTCAGAGACGGTGGCAACACGAATACCTTTATTGGTTCCAATTATCATGTAACCTAGATAATAGTGAATCTTATGTACTATCTCACCAACTGGAAACTCTGCTGCAGTAATTGCAGATGTAAGCGTTGGCATTACACCAGCAGTGGATAAAGTAAACTTGACAATACTTGATTGAATATTGTTATACCCTGCAACATAGATAGCAGGACCAGAAGCAGCAACAGATGTGTATACATGGGTAGTAGATGGATGGGTATACACAGCAGTAGGCATAGCCGTTGCGTTAGGTGCAAACTCATATACTTTGTTGTCAGCACACATAACAATACGTTCTTTTACATACTCCATTACACCATTAGCAACTACACCAATTTCATCAAACATTAAAGTAACATCTGCAGTTGATGCAGAAGTGCCAGTCAAAGGCTTCTTATAGATAGTCTTCTTAGTTGCTGTATTAGTAATCCAGTATGCATTTACTCCGTCATCACAAATAGCAAATACTTTAGAATCTGTGCCTGAGTTATAGTCAATAAAGTGAGTTACCGTACCATCTGATGCAATCTTATCAACGTCATATTCGTCCATAAGTAATGTGCCAGAAGTAGAACCCCATTTAATAGAACGAATCTGTTGGTCAGGTCTACCATTACTTTTAATTTGTCCTGTAATGTTATGACCTTCGTCTACATTATTAAGTAGAGTTACTTGCCCTTGCTCCCAAACATTTACGCCCTTGCTATCTGCATAGCGAAAGTGTGCTGGAGAGTTAGCAGCAGTCTGTGCTGGTTCGTAAAAGGTTATGCCGTCTCCACCATGAAAAGACTGTTGGCTACGAATCCACCAACCAGTAAGTGATTGTTCTCCTGGTTCAGTCTGGTTATCAAACTGTTCCTTGCGGAATGGTGCTGTTTGTCGAATGTATGGACGTGCATCACTAATAGCATAGATAAACGGCATGCCTCCGATGGCTGTGTCATAGGCTACATCTGTATTCTGCCAGATAGCAGAGGTTGCAACCACGCCAACGTCAACGGCAATAGCCCGCGTTGCACGACCTTCGGTAATATCACGACCAGCCACGTAAACTCCTTAGTCTTGTTTGTTTTTCATTTGTTCTTTAATGTGTTGCATACTCCAGTACATGGCGTAATAATCCATGTCTAGTGAAAATCTTTTAATGTGCTGAACTAAAGCACCAGTGTGTGCATGTAGTTCTATGCCTGCCTGCTGCATCTTGCGGAAGAACACAATGTCCTCACCTACATACTTATCGCCAACATTTTCTTGCTCGGCAAACATAGACTGGTTAGGAAACTTCTCACGCATTTTAGGGATAATTGACTTATGCATAAGGACAAAACCAAAGCCCGCACTATCTACTTTAATAACTTCGTTATGTGGTAGTGGGTGTACATGCTGAATAGTGTGCTCATCTACATCATAAAACAATGCAGGGTATGGCTTAGCCAATGTGCCTTCATTTTCCTTGGAGATAAAGTAAGTACCACTAACTACTGGCTTGCCAATCTTATCTGCAGTATCCCAGAGTTTAGCAACTACTTCCATGTTAACTACAATGTCTGAGTCAATCCATAGAAGCCAATCAGTTTTAATCTGGTCAGCCCAATAGTCAAACAGAACTTGGCGTTGTCTGCCAATCTGATTGCCCTGCACTCGCATACTGTGTGTAAGTTCGATGCCGTTGTTGGAGCACTGTAGTGCTACGCTAACGACACCTTCTGTAAACTTACCATCAGTGTTACCGTTGTCACACCAGCCTATTGCTAGTGTTCCTTTATTTACTTTAGCCATTGTGTCCCCTTTTCTTTACTGTTAGACGGTAGGAATCTCCGTCAAATGTTCCACCTGTTGCGCCTCATACACTGACTTTAACATAACAGTAAATTCCCCGTTGCCTTTGTCAATCGTTGCAAACTCGTTGCCTTCGTATTCTGTAAAAGTAACATTATTCATTTTTATAACTCCGCACTAAATCCGATGTAATTACCTGAATTATCAAAACGTAAAAAGCCTGGACGATGAGCAGTTAACCCACTACCACCAGTTAAGTTTACACGTGTTGCGTTTGAAGTAACAGATGTAAGGTTAGCACCCGAAAACGAGTAGTCTGCAACAGAAGGAACAACCCAGCCAACACCACTAATGTCCATTGATGTTGCTGCTACACGCATTGTTTGAGGAAAATGTACAATTGCTGCGATTTCAGTTGTTGAGTTTGCACTTCCCGCTGCAATAAAGTCACCAGCACTATCAGCAACTGTTCTCCAATAATAACGCTGGCACGCTGCAAGTTCACCCTGATAAGTAGAACTGTAAGGTGCATAAGGTGTGGCTACTGAACCAACCTCTAATTGCACTCCAGTTACTTCAAAGTAATCTGCTGCTCCTGCTGTACCTACGGGAACATAATTAAAATCTATTGATATTTCTGTAACATTTGAAGCAATGTTTCCGCTTACTGTAAAACGTTGCCAAGTTGTTGTTAAAGTAACACCAGTATTAAGAGGTGTAGCCAAACCAGTATAACCAGCGCTTCTTACGTTTTGGTCTGTACCAGTACCAGTAAATACATTGGCTGTTAAAATAGATGAAGCAGATGAATAATTAGCACCTCTGCGAGCATAAAAAGATAAAGTAACTGTTTTGCCTGCATACTGTATTGAATTCAAAGTCTCAAAAGACTGAGTAAGATATAGAGCAGTTGTGTCTGTTGTGCTAACGGGTCTTCCCATTCTTCCACAGTATTGAATGTTTGGAAGATTAGTTGTATCTCCAGTTGCTTGACGGCTTACCGCTCCATTACTTCCCGCATATAAAAACCAACGGTCAGCAGTATATGCACCACCTGCACCACCCGATACTGATGTACCACGTTGCCATACATTAAAAGCAGAATTAAGAACAGCGTTCTTACCAGCAGTTACACCTGCTACCGCACCACCAGAGTTTTGCTGAGTAGTGGCTGTGTTATAGGCTCTGGTCATTAGTTACTCCCTGGTTGTGCTGGTAATTCAATCTGTCTTGGGTCTACATTACTTGCTGGTAAATCACGCAATGCCTGGCGATATGTAGCCCACGCTGCTTTATCAACAGGTGCATCTTCAATCTGTGTCCAGTCAGTACGAGTTAATTCTTTATTTCGCCAATGGCGCAAACGATTTAGAAAAACTTCATCAGATACTTCATTATCATTACCAAAACCTGATTCAAATAATGCCATTATGCCACCTCGTAAACAATTGAAAGTGCAACCCGATTTGAGTTGCTAAACCACGTTACAAAATCGCTATCTCGTGTTAAAATGTTGCTTTGTCCTGAATAGAGATTTGCGTAACCACCTTTTCCAGTATTGTTATTTTCGGTAGCAGCACCAACAAAGGCTGTTGATGGAGTTAAAGTTCGTGCTGCAAAAGGTGCAGTTACAATCATTGTTCCTGATGCAGTTCCAACATTAGTCAAGTCGATTTGATAAGTTGCCACGCACACTTTGCCACTTAATGAGTAACGAGCCGAAACGGTGTAACTTGTAATTGTGCCAGATGCTGCTGATACTGTTGGCGTGAATGAGGTCCACGCTGGAAAACCGCTTGATGGGGTAGCCCACTTTAATCCTGTAGCAGTGGTTGAATCTGCGGTAAGTACTGTGTCGTTTGCGCCTACTGCAAGGCGTGCTGGAGTGTTGTCCGCAGTAGCAGTCAGCAAATCTCCCTTAGCATCTACTAGCGCATTAGGAATAACCGCTGGAGTATCGGCAGCATTAGTATGCTGATGAGCACCTACTCCGATTGGATACCAGACATTATCTGTAGCACATACTGTGCAAACCCTGCTTCAAATTGTTCCTTAGTAATAGGTTCGCACTCTAAAAATTCAATACCTTCGTATAAATCTCCACGAGCAACATACCCTCCATTAGGAATTAACATACTTAATACATTTTGAATAGTAGCCATTATGCACCTATTTCCATTAAAGTAATTACTGAGTTGGTTGTTCCTGCTTGCACACCTACTGCTCCACCGTTAGCCGTAGTATAAACGGCTGCTTGTGTTTTATAGGTAATAGCCGAAGTTGTTGCTGGGCTATCTAAATAATTAAGAGAAGTAATTGTATTGCTTTCTACTCCAACACCACCAGTAATATTTATGTAAGCCGCGCTAGCAATACCACTTGTAATAAGTGCAGAGCCACCTCTACTGATTCTTAAACCATAACCTTGGTCCTGTGCATTTCTATAAAATTGAGCACTTTGATTTACTAAAACTAATATTTTAGATGTTGCAGAAGTGGGCGTAATTGATAAACTTAAACCTGTATCGGTGTAAGAAGTTGAGGCTATTGTTGCGGGTGTATTGTAAACAGTTTGCACAACCTGTAAAACTTTACCACCACCTCCTGCTGGAGTAGTCCACGCAGGAACCCCACCAGATACAGACAATACCTGACCAGATGAACCAATACCTAAACGAGCAGGTGTATTAGCACCTGATGCATAGATAATGTCACCAGTAGTAGTAGTCAAAGACTTGCTAATAAATGCTGAGTTAGCCTGAGTCTGTGTGTACACATCAGAGATTGCTACAGGTTGTGCAGCAAAGACTTCAAAGATATCTCCAGTTACAGAGGCGTTAGTCAATGAGATGCTAGTACCGTTAGTTGCTGTGTAGTCAGAACCGCGTGCAAGTAATGCACCGTTCTGGAATACCTGCTCATAACCTACGCTATATGTCAAAGGTACTGAGTTATCATCATTGCCAGATAAAGTTGTAGTTCCATTAGCAGGAGCCTTAGACCAGCGTAGCAACTGGTTGATAAGTGCTGTGCCATCTGTGTCTACCCAAATCTGTCCATCGGTAGGAGATGATGGTTCAGTAGGTTGTGCAAGAGAACCAGCAACTACTGCCCAACTTGCGTTGGTTCCATCTGTTGTAAGGAACTCACCAGCATTACCTGTCTGTGATGGAAGGCTATCTACTGTTGCCCAAGATGCTGCAGAGCCATCAGTTGTAAGATACTTACCAGTCTGTCCTGTTTGAGTAGGAACTACATATACGCTAGAGGTGTCAAGAGATACAGTAACTGCACCTGATGTTCCTCCGCCAGTTAATCCTGTACCAGCAGTTACGCCTGTAATGTCTCCAGGGTTAGCAGCGGTCCATTCAAGTCCTGTTGCTGTTGCTGAGTTAACACTAAGAACATAACCGTTGGTTGCTGCAACTGTTAGTTGGTCAAAGGCGCTTGCGCCTGTACCTACTAGTAAATCGCCTTTAGCATCAAATGATGCAGCCACGGCTGCTGCTGCACTAGCAGCACTTGCTGCTGCAGAAGTTGCACTTGTCGCTGCACTTGTCGCTGATGTAGCAGCAGATGAAGCACTAGTTGCTGCCGCACTAGCAGATGATGCGGCACTTGTAGCACTTGTAGCAGCGGCTGTTGCTGATGATGCAGATGCTGTCGCACTGTTAGCAGAAGCGGTTGCAGATGCAGCCGCGCTTGTAGCGTTGGTTGCTGCAGCAGTTGCTGAGTTAGCAGCACTAGTTGCGTATCCTGCAATTGTTGCTACTGAGTTAGCAGCAGTTGTAGCACTGGCTGCTGCACTAGTCGCACTAGTTGCCGCTGCTGTGGCAGAGGCTGCTGCAGATGTTGCAGAAGTTGCTGCTGCTGTTGCTGAACTTGCTGATGCTGTAGCAGAAGAAGCAGATGCTATTGCTGATGTTTCAGAACTACCAGCAGAAGTAGCAGCAGATGTTGCGCTAGTAGCAGCCGATGCTGCTGAGGTTGCTGCAGAAGTAGCAGAACCTAAAATACTATCTACATAATCCTTAGGAGTAGCAGATGAAGCAGACATTCCTGCTGATGATAGACCAGTAATAACTGGTGAACCTGAGATAGTTGGGCTAGTTAAAGTCTTGTTTGTTAGAGTCTGTACTGCAGTAGCAATAACCACTGTGCCTGTTGTATTAGGCATTGTGATTGTATTGTCCTGTGTAGGGTCAACTACTGTCAGGGTAGTCTCATAGGCATCTGCTGTTGCACCTTCAAAGACAATGCTTGCATCCACACCAGCACCTGAGATACTAGGATTAGTAATAGTAGGGGCGGTAAGAGTCTTATTGGTTAGGGTCTGGGTATCTGTAGTACCTACTACAGCCCCTGTAACCCCGTGTACGCCTGTTGTAGACTCAATGTGAACGTTAGCCTCACGGTAGTCACGACCAATAGCCATATGGCGAACTACTGCACCAGCAGAGTGAGCCTGTGCAGACGAACCATCTATAGCACGAGTAATAGTAAAAGTATTAGTTGATACTGCCGTAGCATCTACAATTTCTTCAATGGCTGTATCTGGGTCAACAACCAATGTAAAGGTTGTGCCACCAGCAATTGTTGCACCACCAAGAAGTGCAGGTCCAGACTGAACAACAATCGTTGTTGCACCAGCAGTAACCGCGCTTGTCAGCGTAGTTTGCTGAGAGCGTGAGGAGTAATTTCTAGTTGTCATTTATATTCCTATCGGC